ATATCAAACAAATTAAAAGACCAAGTAGGCGTTGTTATAATTGACGGAATAGCTGACCTTGTTTCAGATGTAAACAACCTTGAAGAATCAAACGCAGTTATACAAAAATTAATGGAATGGAGCGCAAAATACAAGTGCCACATTATTACAGTTATTCATAGTAATTTTGGAAGCGACAAGCCGACAGGACATTTAGGCTCATTCCTTGAAAAGAAGTGCGAAAGTCAAATACAATTAGAAGCCAACACAGTAAACAAAGATTGGATAACAGTTAAATGTAAAAGAAGTAGAGGATTTCCTTTTGAAACGTTTAGCTTTGAAGTAAACGAATACGGACTACCTACTGTTGTAGGAGATTTATACGACCCATTAAAATAAAAAAAATGACAAACGTAGATGTACAATTTATTCCAGTAAGAGGTTTGGCAGTAGGCTTATTGCATTACAACCCAAGACAAGAACCCGATATTGACGAAGTGCCCGATGACGAATATTACGAACAATATACTTTAATGTTTTTCTTGTTTGCTATACACGTTACATTATGGGAGGAATAGAGGCTATATTTAAAAAGCATAATGATTGGGTTGATATTGTTCAAACCTTTGGATGTAATAAAGAAACTGCCGAAGATTTGGTACAAGAAATGTATATTAAGATTCAACTCAAAATAAACAATGGGCTTGATATATCTTTTGGCGATGAAGATATTAATCACATTTACGTTTTTAAAACATTACGGACTTTATTTCTTGACCTTAAAAGAAAGGAAAAAAATATATATTTTGAATCGGATCTGGTTTTAGATGAGGTTGAATCCGATTTTAGTATTGATAATTTTGACGAAGTTTACGACCAAGTAAAAGGGGAACTAAAAAAAATGTACTGGTATGATAGGAAGATATTTGATTTAATTGATAACGGTAAAAGTATTGCTGAACTTTCAAGAGATACAAATATATCTTATTATTCACTTTATAATACATATAGAAAGGTTATAGAAAAATTAAAACAAAATTTATGGGAGTAGATATTTTAAAGGTAACAAGCGAAAGATATAAAAATTGTTCTTCTGACGGCAATAGATTTGAAGAGTTGTTTAAGGATAAAGTTTTAAATAAAAAATTAAATTACAGGAAATCAAATCAAAAAGATGATTGGTACAACCATATTGATTGTTATGTAAACGGATACGGTGTTGATGTAAAAGGTAATAGACACCTAAACACTATTTGGCTCGAATATACAAATGTAAACGGAAATTTAGGCTGGTTAAGAGGAAAAGCTAAATATATATCTATGCATATTTTTGAATTAGATTGCTTTTCTATTTATTTAAGAGAAGATTTGTTAAACTATGTAAATGAAAATGTATTTGAAACTACTGAAAATAAAAATGATTATTTAAAGTTTTATACTAGGAAGAAATGGGGTAAAAAAGATATGGTAGTAAAAGTAAAATATAACGACATAAAACATTTAGAAATAAGTAAGCTATGAGATTAGGAGATTTGGTGTATTACTTTACAAAGTACACAGGAATACGTTATGTATGGAAAAAATTGTATCCCGATTGCGGATGCGATGAACGTAGGGAAAAATGGAATGAACTTAAAATAAAAAGAAATGGCTAAATTTAATCAAACCGATTATAATAATTGGAAAGAGTTTAGAGAATCGAGCAAATCAACAATAGTACAATCTGAAAAAGAATTGATTGCAAACCTTTATTCTCAATACTATCACAAACCATATAAAATGCCCTGTACTTGTAATGGTAAGATATGGCAAAAAATGATTAATGATTTAAACATAATATTCGCAAATGGACTTTAAAGATGTAAACAAATTAGAGCAAACGGTTGTTTCATTTTTAAACTTTGACGGTTGGGATTTAGAATGGTGCGGAGGTGGATTCGACCATTATGACGCTAAAGGCAAAACCCCTAAAGGCGAGGATTGTGTTATTGAAATGAAGTTTCGTAAAAAATACTATAAAGATAAAATGCTTGAAAAGTATAAATACGATAAACTTATGGAACTCCCTGACAATGTAGTCAAACTGTATTTTGTGAACGATACAAAAGGAAACTATTTATATTGGCTAAACACAATTAAGCTACCTAAAACAAAAGATTTGTATTGTCCCGATACAACCCTTTGGACTAAAAAGAAATTAATGAAGCCAGTTTACTTGTTGGAAGAAAACCAAGCGACACTTATAAACCTAAACAAATGAAAACAAAAAAATATACCTTGCGCCAAGAGATGAAGCAAATGCAAGATGTACTTATACAATTATTTACAAGGTTAAACGACCAAAGCAAAGTAATTGCTGAAATAAAAAAAGAAGTTGAATCATTAAAACCAATAAAAGATGCCATTACCGAAGCCATTAAAGACGGAAAAACAAAATGAGTTTATTCAAAGATGTATGACCGATAATGTTATGGTAAAAGAATACCCTAACAAAAATCAACGTTTAGCAGTTTGCGCTAATATTTACAGGAATGAGCGATAGAAAGAAGATACCAGTTTATTCGGGGGTGTTAAATTATTTCCCCGATGCAATACGAGAAGTTGCTAAATGTTCTTATGTAGGGCAACAACAACACAATCCTATGCTTCCTTTGGCTTGGGATAGGGCAAAGAGTGGGGATGAGCTAGATGCACTTGCAAGACACTTATTAGAAGCAGGAACTATTGATACTGACGGAGTTCGACACTCTGCCAAAGTAGCTTGGAGGGCTTTAGCTAATTTACAAAAGGAAATAGAAAATGCAAAATAATATGAAAAGGATAACTTGGATAGTAGTCGGAATAGTTACTTTATTAATATGGTATAATATTTATAGTATTTTTTCTTGATTTATTCACATAATTGTTTATATTTGTAATTCAAAACAGAGCAAATGAGAAATTATTCAGAACTACAATACCACGCTGATGTAACTGAATCTTTAGAGATTATTCAGAAGTGGAGAAAGCAAAGCGACAAAGAAGAACTTATAAAGCTATCAAACGCAATACTAGGAATTTCTGTATATGTTGCTAACTTACAAAACGAACGCAAAGCCTTTGACCGAATAGTAAGCGAATTAAGAGCGGACAAATGGAGAGCAATTAAACGAGCGCAAAAATTAGAAAAATTATGATATTATTAGTAGATGCAGATTCTTTGGTGTTTGCCAGTTGTTACAGAAAAAGAGAGAACAAAGACGATTATCCTTACTATACTGATTTGGACGATGCCATTGCAAAATTTGATGAGCAGTTTATGAAGATAGTAAATGACCTTGAAGAAAAATACAACATAGAAAAGGTGCTAACATTTAGCGGTTCAAAGGGAAACTTTAGAAAACTAATCACGCCAGTATATAAAGCCAACAGAAAAAAACAAGAACTACCTCCATTACTACACGATGTACACGCATACGTTAAAGAGCAATACAAATCTATTTGGGGAATGGGAATAGAAACAGACGACCTTGTTGCTCGTTACTGGTATAATTTAAGTAAAGAAATTGGTAGGGATAATGTTATGATAGTATCAATAGACAAAGACTACAAACAGTTCCCTTGTTTAATGTACAACTACCATTATAAGCATCAAACGATATTAGACATTTCAGAAGATGAAGCGATGTACAATTTCTATGAACAAATGATTGTAGGCGATACCGCTGATAATGTAAACTACTTCAAAGGAAAAGGAAAAAGGTTTGCCGAAAAATACTTTGAGGGTTGCACAACAAAATACCAATACACCAAAAAGCTATACGAATTATTTAGACAAGAATACAAACAAAAGGCACGACAAAAATATACAGAGTGCTATCATTTATTAAAATTAAGGACAGAATGAATGCAAAACTATTAAGTAGATTAAATTTAGAGGTGTGGAAAGATATACCAGATTTTGAGGGTATGTATCAAGTAAGCAATCTAGGTAATGTTAGGAGTTTAAAATCTAATAAGTTAAAGGTTTTAAAAAAAAGCATAAATAACAATGGGAGATATAGGGTCAGTCTTTGTAAAAACGGTAAGAAATTTTCAAACTGTAAAATAAGCCAATTATCTGCAATGGCTTTTTTAAATCATAAACCTTGCGGTCACAAAATAGTGGTAGACCATATAGACAATAATAAAGAAAATGATAAGTTGTACAATTTACAATTAATTTCAAATAGAGAAAATACCGTAAAAGATACCGTACGTGGTTCATCAAAGTACGTTGGAGTTTCGTGGCACAAAAATATAAAGAAGTGGAGGGCATACATATACATAAAAGGCAAAAATAAACATTTAGGGTACTTTACAGACGAAAAAGAAGCAGCGCAAGCATATAAAAACGAATTAAAAAAATAAATTATGAATCCACAAGAAGTAGCTGATAAATTAAAAGAATTAACTGGTTTAAACATATTTAAAAACACAAGACGTAGAGAATATGTAGAAATAAGAGCGGTGTTCTTCCATATATTAAGACATAAACACAGATTAACATTAAGAGCGATACAAGATATTTTTGAGCAAAACGGAAAAAAAATCAATCACGCAACAATCGTACATTCATTAAAAGAATACGATATGTATTGCAAGGCAAATAAAGACCTTGATAAAATCAATGATATGTTTCCTATCAAGTCAATGCCTAAAGTAGAAATCAAAACCGCAGTGCAACAAATATCGATTATAAGAAAGTTACACAAAGAAATAGACAACCTAACATACCAACTAAAGCGCAAAAGCAACGATATAACGCCACTTCATAAGTTAGTTAGTAAAATACCTAAAGAAAGACAATCGGAAGCAAAGGAGCGCATTGAATTGATGATTAAGGGTTGGGATTGGAAGTATGAAGATAAATGCGAAATTATAGGGGGGTTTAATTCAGTAGATGCGTACTAATGAAAATATTAAATTTATATGCTTGTTTAGGTGGAAACCGATACAAGTGGAACGAGGTTAAAGAAGATATAGAAGTAACTGCGATTGAATGGGATGAAGAACTTGCTAAACTATACCAAGAGCGTTTTCCTAACGATAAAGTAATTGTTGCAGATGCACATCAATACTTATTAGACCATTACAAAGAGTTTGATTTTATATGGAGTAGCCCACCTTGTCCAACACATTCAAGAGCAAGATTTGCAAGAAGAAATACAACTAAAGCAGCTTACCCAGATTTAAAATTATATGAAGAAATAATATTTTTAGAAAAATGGTTTAAAGGTAACTATGTTGTTGAAAATGTTATACCATATTATGAGCCTCTTATCCCAGCAAAGAAAAGAGGCAGACATCTTTATTGGACTAACTTTAATTTACCAAGTGATTTGAACGCAAGGAAGTCATCAATTATGGAAGGAAAGGATGAAGTTTCAAGATGGTGTAAATTTCACGACTATGATTTTAGACAATACAAGGGTAAGCAACGTATAGATAAAATAGCAAGAAACCTTGTAGATTATGAAGCTGGTAAGACAATATTAGAAACTGCAATAGGAATAATAAAAAAACAAAACGTAAAACAAACAGAATTATTTTAAATGATAGTAAGAGAAAACGAAATAAAAGTAATAGATAAAAAAATAGAAAAGATGAGTAAAGGATTGAAGAAAGGATTTTGGGCGGGGTTATTAGCGTTTGTATTGGCAAAGATAAGCCACTTATTAGTTACACTTGCAATAGGCATTTGGCTTGTTGTGGCGTTTGGATATACCGAAACAGTTAGAGATGTAGCTACGTTTATAGACAATCCAATAGTAGGAATTATATATCTTATATTTGTAACACGATTTATTTACTTTAAGATAACAAAATGAGAAAACTAATTGATAAAATACTTGCAATATCTTTAACAACAATAAGTGCTTCGGTTCTATTGTTTTATATAGGACTTACAATTTATGGAATCTATGCAATAATATTTAGATAATGAAACAAAGAGCAATAAACAAAATAGACGCACTACTTACAATGCGTAGGATAGACCTTAAACAAGCTGAGAGCGACAAAAAAAACGACATAGGCTTTATAACAGATGAACAACACGATTCACTAATAGAGCATCACAAACAAGAAATAGAAGTACTAGAATACATTTTAAACAAGATAAGATGAAGATAACAAACGAATGTAATATGGAACTAATGGATAGGTATGAGGATAACTACTTTGATTTAGCTATTGTTGATCCTCCTTATGGGATTGGGTTTGGAGAGTTTAACAGAACCAATAAAGATAGTAATGGAAAAAGGTATAAAGCCAATAAGTACAAACAAAGTAATTGGGATGATGAAATACCAACAGATGAATATTTTATTGAGTTACAAAGAGTAAGTAAAAACCAAATAGTTTGGGGTGGTAATTATTTTCCTTATTTATGGAAAAATGGTTGTAAGGGTTTTATATTTTGGCATAAAGGAAACCCAGTACATAATTTTTCAGATGGAGAGTTGGCTTATACAAGTTTTAATAAAGTTGCTAAAATGTTTGATTATAGATATTATGGAAATTTAGATGGAAATACAAGTGCAAAAGAAAAATATCACCCCACCCAAAAACCTATTGCTTTATACGAGTGGTTGCTTATGAACTATGCAAAAGAAGGGGATAAGATTTTAGATACCCATTTAGGTAGTGGCTCAATAGCAATAGCGTGTCATAATTTAGGTTATGATTTAACTGCTTGTGAATTAGACAAAGAGTATTACGATGCAGCTATGAAGCGAATAAACGAACATAAATCACAAATAAGATTATTTTAATATGAACGCAGTATATTACAAAAAGGTACTCAACTATTATTTAGGAGAGTTAGAAAGAAGAAGATTAGAGGACAATCAAAAACTAATCAATCACTATTTAGACGAAATAAACGCATTACAAGAAAGATACCAGTACAAAAACGCTAAATAATTACGTTATATAAATAGATTGAATAAACAATATTTTTTCTATTATGGATAAACGTAAGAATAACGGTGGAGCAAGACAAGGTGCTGGACGACCTAAAAAAGCTGATGAATCTAAATTGATTGAGAAGCTAGATAACTTAATTGATAGCGATGAGGTTATACAAATGCTAGGTAAGAAAATCAAAGAGGGAGACCAACGTGCTATGACTTTGTACTTCAATTATAGATACGGTAAACCAAAAGAATCGGTTGACATAAATTCAAGCGAGGGTTTAAATATAAACTTCAAAGATTTGATTAAGTTCAAATGATAGAGATACACAAAAAGTATTCTCCAATTACTGAATCTGATAGTCGTTATTTTATTGTTACTGGTGGACGTGGTTCGGGGAAATCTTTTACATTAACCTTATTACTTGTTTTGCTTACATACGAAGCTGGACACGTTATATTGTTTACTCGTTATACACTTACTTCGGCTTACGTTTCTATTATACCCGAATTTATAGAGAAGTTAGAATTGCTTAATATCTTTGGCGATTTCCATATTACTAAAGATGAGATTGTAAATAAGCGTACAGGAAGCAAGATAATATTTAAAGGTATCAAGACATCAAGCGGCGACCAAACTGCAAACCTAAAGTCCTTACAAGGCGTTACAACGTTTGTATTGGATGAAGCGGAAGAACTTACCAATGAAGATACATTTGATAAGATAGATTTGTCTGTTAGGAATATGCTCAAACAAAACAGGGTTATTCTTATACTAAACCCAACTACAAAAGAGCATTGGATATACAATAGATTCTTTGAATCAAAGGGAATACAAGAGGGAAGCAATACAACTAAAGACAATATAACGTACATACACACGACTTATGAAGATAATAAGGAAAACCTATCTGAAAGTTTCTTACAACAAATAGAAACGATTAAAGAACGCAGACCGAATAAGTATCAACATCAAATACTAGGTGGCTGGTTAAATAAAGCAGAGGGAGTCATCTTTAGTAATTGGAAGATAGGCGAGTTTAAAGAAGTAGGCGTTTCAGTTTACGGTCAAGATTATGGATTTGCCTCAGATGAAAATACACTTGTTAAAACAAGCATAGATACTGCAAACAAAACAATATACATCAAAGAATGCTTTTATATTAAAGGGCTTACAACAAGCGAAATATCGCAATTAAATTTAAAACACGCAGGTAGCAGTTTAATAGTAGGAGATTCAGCAGAGAAGCGATTAATACACGAATTGAAATCAAAAGGTTGTAATATAGTAGAATCAATAAAAGGTGCGGGAAGCATAACGTATGGAATTAGCTTACTACAAGATTATGATTTAATAGTAAGCGAGGATAGTATAAACCTTATCAAAGAATTAAATAATTATAGTTGGTTAGAAAAAAAGTCAAACACTCCTGTAGATAAATTCAACCATATTATAGATGCGATTAGATACGCAATAACATACCAACTACAAAACCCTAATAGAGGGCGTTACGCAATACGATGACAAATCAAGAGATGATACATTTAGTTCAGCACTACGTTAAAGTTATGAAAGGGGTTAATGTAAGAATAAGCGAACCTAATACGCCAAGCCAGTTCTTAAAACTATCAAAAGCCTACGAGGTTGCATTGGCTTATTTCAAGGCAAAATAAGAAAAACTTATAGTAGGTTTGTTTACTATAAGAAAATAGTATTGTATATTTTGTTTATTGTCATTATTTATACGTTATATATTTAGAAATGCAGATATATATTAAAATCTACACATATATCAAAACCAAAAAAAGCATTCATAAAGTATAGAGGACTTGGGGGGATTCTACCTTTTTAAAAAAAAAGTTATTAAAAGTTTTGTTAATTAAAAAAAAGGTGTATTTTTGTAATTCAAATAACAATTTAAAACAAAACAAAATGATAGATTTTTGGATTTGGAAAGACGGTACAATAAGTTATAAAAAGGGCGATTCAATATATACAGAGAAGATAGTGGCGGAAAACGATGAGTACTATACTGTTGTAGAAATTGGAGCAGGAGAAAAACTTTGGAATGCAGGGTACGCAGTAGGTAACAGAGTTTACAGAAACCCAATAGACCTAACAACAATATAAAACAAACAGGGGGCGAAAGCCCCTTTTAAAACAAGTAATATGAAAAAAATCGAAACAATATTTATAGAATTAGAAAAATACGATGATACAATAGTGGAGGTTGATTATATATTTAGAGAGGCAGAACCAAGAGTTTATTACAATTCTGATATGTCGGGAGATGACGGACAAGATGCAGACACAAGTGTGATTTCGGTTAGAATTGATGACGTTTGTATATTGAATGTAATGAGCGATAAAGCAATAGAAAATTTAGAAGAAAGAATAACTAAAACACTAGAAAAATGATACGTAAATTTTTAAAGAAAGACAAAAACAATATTTACTGGTTAGCCAGTTTTTATGCAGCAGCATTTTTATTGGTACAAACATTTTTATTATTTGCAGGTTTAATAGATAGTATATAAGAGTTTCATTATAGTTAATTGTTAATTGAGTTAAAGAGGTAGTCGTAATTGGCTACCTTTTTTTTGTTTCAAAAATTGCGTTTAAAATACGTTATATAAGTATGAAGATTGAAGTTATCATACCAAACGATTTAAGCGAAATTACTTTAGACCAGTATCAAAGGTTTCTAAAGATACAAGAGAACAACACAGATGAGAAGTTTTTAACCTCTAAAATGATTGAAATATTTTGCGGTATTAAGTTGCCCGAAGTATTGAAAATGAGGGTTAATGATGTGGCTTTAATTACAAACATCTTAACTGAAATGTTTGAGAATATACCTCAACTTGTACAACGCTTTAAAATGAACGGAGTTGAATATGGTTTTATTCCAGATTTAGACGATATGAGTTTAGGGGAATACATAGACCTTGATACCTATCTAGGCGATTGGGAAAACATACACAGGGCAATGGCAGTACTATATAGACCTATTAAAAACAAAAGTGGTAACAGATACAACATAAAGGACTATGACGGTAAGGGATTCGAGGATATGAAAGATATGCCTTTAGATGCTGTTTTAAGTTCCATTGTTTTTTTTTACAATTTAGGGATAGAATTGTCGAAATCTATGATGAATTATTTGGAAACAACGGAGGAGGAAGCCTTGACCGAGTATCTCAATTCTCAACAAAATGGGGTTGGTATCAATCAATTTACGCACTCGCTAACGGAGATATTACAAGATTTGAAAATATCACTAAACTAGGAATGCACAATTGTTTTATGATGTTAGCATTTATGAAAGAGAAAAACGAATTAGAATCGAAACAAATTAAAAGCAAGTTCAAATGAGCCAACAGGGAGTAAGAGGGTTTTATCAAATTACACAAAAGATAAAAGACCAACTATTATTGGATGATAATGTAAACACGGTAACAACTGGCGATATTACGGATGTAGATTTGTCAAAGCAAACTATATTCCCGTTATCACACTTAATAATCAACAACGCAACCCAAGAGGACGGCGTATGGCGTTTCAATATGTCAATACTTGCAATGGATATTGTGGATGTATCTAAAGACGCTACAACCGATATATTTGTAGGAAACAACAACGAACAAGACATACTTAACACACAATTAGCAGTGCTTAATAAACTGTTTCAAGTTTTAAGGGGTGGGACATTACATTTTGATTTATACCAAATAGACGGAAACCCAAGTTGTGAACCCTTTTATGATAGGTTTGAAAATCAAGTTGCAGGTTGGGCCGCTTCGTTTGATGTATTAATTGCAAACGATATACTTATTTGCTAATGACATTAAAGGAAACAAATAAAGCCCTTAATAACTTTGCTAAATACGTCATACAACAATCAAGAACGAATTTAACAAAAGGAGGTAAATACGGAACCTACAATGCTAGTGGCAAACTATATGAGTCTTTAGGTTATGACCTTAAAACGCACCCCAATAGCTTTTCGTTGGCTTTCTTTATGGAAAATTATGGAGAATTTAAAGACAGGGGGGTTCGTGGCGTTAAGGGAGGAAAATCTTACAGCAACTTTAGTTATAAAACTTCATCCAACTTAATTGGCTTAGAGTATAATACTGGTGTGTTTTCAAAATGGGCTAAATTAAGAAAAAAACAATTTAGAGATAAAAAAGGAAGATTCTTATCTTATGAGCAGTCGGGATATGCATTAGCAAACATTATAAAAAACTACGGTATAAAGCCTAGCTTATTTTTTACCAAACCTTTTGAGAAAGCATTTGATAGATTGCCCGATGAACTTATAGAAAAATTTGCCCTTGACCTAGAACAATTTTTAGATACAACAACATAATGACAAAACTAAACGCAAGAAGCCCTTATTATATAAAAGTAGATGACATAAATTTAAGTTATGCTACTTTGCAACTATACGTATACACAGGAGTATTCACAACAGACAAGCGAGTTACGGCACAGTACACGATAACCAAAAGCGAAATTGCATCAAACAATTATGTAATATTTGAAATTGCCGAACTTGTAAGGGATTATTTAGATATATCTTTTAACCAAGAATTTACAGAGGATTTATACAAAGCAAGGGTACTCGCTGACGGTGGTACATTTGAGGGTTCAAGTTGTTTGAGCGCAATATTAGATACTTTAGATGATGACTTTAGAAGTCAAACAGTTTGGGTTGAAGCTGATATAACTTTATACAATTCTTCTGATGCAAGTATCGGAACAAGCAATACTGATTATTTAGCCTTTGACGGTTATGCTTATTTCACAGACGGAACAAATGCTGAACTTAGTAGAACGCTTTTACAATCTAATACCGATATATATGTAGAGAACGGAGAAAGGGTGCAAGTTCCTGTTTATACCGATGAAGTTACTTCTGTTCAATTTTATAATGGTGGCGTATTACATACGACCGAAACAATTACAAGTTCTACCAACTCTAACGCACAAATAAAATATGCAGGAAGTTCTTTAGCTACCGATGAAATTAGGGTAATATCAAGTGCAGGAACAGAAACAATAAATGTATATCAAACTGACGAATGCAGATACACGCCTTATAGAGTTACTTTTGTAAACAAGTTCGGTGTATTACAAAATTTATATTTCTTTAAAAAGTCAATAGAAAATATAAACACTACAACCGAAAATTACAAAGCCAATACATTTAATCAAAACACTTTAGATTACGACATACAAAGCCACCAATATAAGCAGTTTCAAAAAGCAGGTAAAGAAAGTATTACAATGAACACTGGATATGTTTCAGAGCAATACAACGAGGTTATGAAACAACTTCTTTTAAGTGAGCAAGTATGGATGACAAAAACAATAGATACTACGCCTACTATATTACCTATAAATGTTAAAACGCAATCACTACAATATAAAACAAGTGTAAATGACAAATTGATTAATTACACTATTGATTTTGATTATGCCTTTGACAAAATAAACAATATTAGATAATGCAGGAGATACAATTATACATACAAGGGGAACAAGTAGAATTGTTTAAAGACGAATCGGTAAGCATTACGCAATCAATACAAAACGTAAAAGATATTGCAAAGGTATTTACAGAATTTACAAAGTCGTTTACCGTTCCTGCTTCCAAAAAAAACAATCGAATTTTTAAGCATTATTATAATTACGATATTGTAGGTGGGTTTGATGCAAGAAAAAAAGTATCTTCAACAATAGAACTTAATTACTTACCTTTTAAAAATGGGTTTATTAAATTAGAGGGTGTAGATTTAAAAAACAATAGCCCTTATGCTTATAGGCTTACTTTCTTTGGTGCAACTGTAAACCTTAAAGATATATTAGGCGAAGACAAACTTGATGCCTTAGGTTGGTTAGACAATTTTGTTTTAGATTATAGTTCCTCAAATATATTATCATATTTTGGAAGTGGTGCTGATATTACAGTAGATTCAACTACTTATACAGATGCGGTTTTAGTACCTTTAATTTCACACACAAAAGGACTTTATTACGATTCTTCAATTTCAACTGCTGAAAGTGGAAATTTACATTATTCAACAGAACAAACACAGGGCGTATTGTGGAAAGACTTAAAGTATAGTATTAGGGTGCATTTGATTATATTGGCTATTCAAGAAGCATATCCCGAAATTCAATTTAGCGATGACTTTTTTGATTCAAGCAATTCGGCGTATTATGATTTGTATATGTGGATGCACCGAAAAAAAGGGGATGTACAAGGTTCAGCAACAGGGGTTCAAGTGTATAGTAAAATTATAAATACATTCGGCTCATTTAATGAGTTGGGGGGTTATATAAACAATCCGATACTTTATATTCCCGAACCAAGCCCAAGTTCCCCTTATGAATGGATTGTTGCAAGATTATTTATAGAGCCTGCAAGTTTAACAACGCCTTATGATGTTATTTTAAAAAAGGACGGTGTAATTGTAGAAGAACTTATAAACGTAACAGGAAACCAAAACTTAAGTGCACCAAGCACAGGTGGAGAAGTAAATTCGGGTTCATATACTGTAACCTTAAGGTCAACAACAACTATAACTTTCAACGATGTATATTGGAATGTTAGGGTTTTTAATGACATTGAGGGTACGCTTGAAATAAACGAAAACATATATGCAGGTTCAACTACAATATTAGAGGAATTTGCTTTTTATCCAACACAACAATTACCCGAAATAAAAATAATTGATTTTCTAACTGGGTTGTTTAAGACTTTCAATCTAACTGCATACGAGGAGGGTGGGATAATAAAAGTAGAAACTTTAGATAATTATTATTCAAGTTTTAATAGTTATGACATTAGCGAGTTTGTAGATGTAAATACAAGCGCGGTAAATGTAGGGCTACCATATAAAGAAATAAGTTTTATAAATAAAGGTACTGACAGTTTTTTTGCTTCTGTATTCAATCAATTAAACAACAGGGAATACGGACAACTAGACTATAAAGGAGAGGAAAATCAAAACTGGGAGGGTTCTATTTATAAAGTAGAGTTGCCATTTGAGCATTTATTATATGAAAGGTTATATGACGGAGATACTTCAACCTTAACTTCTGTACAATGGGGGTGGATGACAGACGATAATCAAGAATCGTATATCGGTGCGCCATTATTACATTATGTAGATAGGCAAACCTTTTCTCCGTCACCAACTTCAACTTTTATAAGTTTTAGAACCTCAGATACTGCAAGAACTGGTTTGTATAATTATTATATACCTTTAAACTCAAACAACACTTCGGGTACAGGGCAATCGTTAAATTTCTTTGCTGAAATTGATGAGTATTCTTTAACAGTAAACACTGAGACTTTGTTTAATAATTATTATGTAAATTATATAAAAGATGTTTTTAATAGTAAAAGAAGATTAACAAAATTAAAGGCTTATTTGCCATTGAAAATATTATTAAACTTTGAACTTTCTGATAGGTTTGATATTAACGGACAAAGGTATAAAATTAACTCAATCACTACGAACCTAAAAACAGGCGAAAGCGATATAGAATTATTAAACGAAGTATGATACAAAATATATTAGAAATGCTAAAGATAGCAAACGGAGAAACGGAAAACATTCGTATTGCACAAGGTAAATATAAATTACCCGAAACATTAAAGGATACATACAATCAAATTAAAACAGAGATAAAATGGCAACAAAGGTAACAATAGATTTAGAAGCCAAAACGGATAAGGCAATAGGCGAAATTGAATCTTTAAAGGAACAGATTGTAAAACTCAATAAACAAGTTGCAGAGGGTAACGACAACACTAAAAAAGGTTTGGGTGGTGTTGAGAAAGCAACAAAAGGAGCGTTAGGTGGTGTTAAAAAAATAGGTAGAGGCTTAAAAGCATTAACAAGTGGTGTTGGAGTTTTGTTTCTTTTGAATAAAGCATTCGAGGTTTTTAAAGAGATAGGAATGAAAAATCAAAAGGTTGTAGACGCCCTTGAAATTGCTATGGAATCTTTAAGTATTGTATTTAATCAATTCTTTACATACATATCGGACAATATAGGAACTGTTACTGGGTTTTTTAAAGATTTATTTGAAAATCCAAAAGAAAGAATAACAGAACTTGCAGAATCAATCAAAACTGGATTGCTTGATAGGTTTAATCAATTACTAGAGGTTTTTGGTTTAGTAGGTAAGGCGTTTGGAAAATTAATTAAAGGAGAATTTTCTGAAGCATTTGATACAATAAAGCAAGCTGGAAAAGAAGTCGTTGATGTTTATACAGGTGTTGATGATAGTTATGAAAAAGTAGCTAAAACTGTTACCGACTACACTAAAAAGGTTATTAACTCTGCTAAAGAAAATGTTAAACTTGCAAAAACAGCAGAACTCGCAGCGGTTAAAAATCAAGGTTTAATAGAAAAATTTGATAAACAAGCAGAGCAATTAAGACAAGTAAGAGATGACGAAAGTAAAAGTTTTGCAGAAAGGATAAAAGCAAATGAGGATTTGGCGTTAGTTCTTGACGAGCAAGAAAAACAAATGCGAGCCAACGCTAATTTAATGGTTGAAAGAGCCAAAACAGAACTTGACAAAAACAAAGATAATATTGAGTTGCAAAAAGCATATCAAGAAGCACTTAACGAACAAGCTGGAATTGAGGCTCAAATAACTGGTTTTAGAAGTGAGCAACAAACAAATGCAAACTCATTATTAAGAGAGCAAAAAGATTTACAAAATGAATTAGCTTTAATAGGTAAGTCAGAAAGAGAAATTGAACGGTTAGAGTTACAACAAGATTATGATGCTAAAAAGGCATTAATCGAAAGGGAAGTAACAGACGAAATTAAAAGAAAAGAAACATTAAAAAATCTTGAGGCAGAATACAATGCTCAAATATCCAGTATAGACCAAGCGGCACTTGATGAAAAAATAGATAAAGCAAATCAAGAACACGAATTGGAAAAACAGAAGATACAAGATAAAGCAATGGTAGTTGACGCTATTAGTCAATTTGCAAATGCTGAAACTGGCATCGGAAAAGCCTTACTTATTGCAAAACAAGCTCTTGCATTAAAGGAAACCATAATGGACTTAAAAAGAATTACTTTTAAAGGAGCAGAAGCAGTAGGACAAGCAGGAGTAAGCGCAGCCCAAAACGTAGCTGAATCCTCTAAAATTGGTTTTCCTCAAAACATTATAACAATAGCAGCAGCAATAGGGCAAGGAATAGGAATCATAAAGTCTGTTAAAAGCGCAGTAGCAAAAACAAAAGCCAAAGCAACTGGAGGGGGTTCAACTGGTGTGTCAACTCCAAGCGCAGCAACTCCCTCACAACCCCCTCAATTTAATATAGTAGGCGCAGGGGGAACAAACCAGCTTGCAGAAGCTATTGGAAGCCAAGAGAAACAACCAGTAAAAGCCTATGTAGTTTCGAATGACGTTACTACTGCACAATCAATGGATAGGAATATTGTAGAGGGTGCATCAATTTAAAATGCAAAATTAACAATTAATTACGTTATATAGTTATGAAGATAATCGAACTCATTTTAGACGAAAACGAAGAGTTAAACGGAATTGAGGCAATATCTATTGTTGAAAGCCCAGCGATTGAGGAAGATTTTATTGCATTAAAGAGCGATGAAATAAAACTTGCCGAAGTATCAAAAGAACGTAGAGTATTAATGGGAGCATTGTTGATACCTAACAAGCCTATATATAGACGCAATGGAGAAGATGAATATTATATATACTTTTCCAACGATACGGTGTTAAAAGCCTCCCAAATGTATTTAATGAAAGGCAATCAAAACAACAGTACACTTGAACATCAATACAGTTTAAGTGGTTTGTCTTTAGTTGAATCTTGGATTGTTGAAGATGAGGTACACGACAAATCAAGAAAGTACGGAATGGAAGTACCAGTAGGAACTTGGATGGGTACAGTAAAAGTAAACAACGACCAAGTGTGGGAAGAATTTGTTAAAACAGGAAAAGTAAAAGGTTTTTCTATTGAGGGTTATTTTGCTGATAAAATGGAACGCCCTAAAGAATCTTTAAAAGAAGAATTGACGGAAGAAAAACAAGCAGAAGAATTATTGTCTAAAATCAAAAACATTTTGACAAATGCCTAAAGCCTGTTATTGTAAAGATACAAACACTTACTCAATCAAATGTTGTGACGGTAGTTTATGGGCGCAAGGGATAGGAAGAACACAAGCACCCGAACCGTTTTTTTTATTACAAGAAGATAGCAGTTTATTACTACAAGAGGACAACGAAAAAATAGTATTATAATGGCAAACTTAAAAATCTCACAATTACCAGTAGCATCAAACCCAAGTGGGGATGAATTGTTGGCAAGTGTACAAAGTGGAACTACCAAACAAATAAAGGTTAATCAAATAGTAAACTACATTTCTGCTACAAGTTTAACTTTTGAAGTAGGGGATACTGTTAATTTAAGCGATTCTGCTTATAGTGAATCTGAATTAATAAGGTTACACTGGAGTGGTGCAACTGGAACTGCTGCTTTAAATTTACCCGACGCAACTCTAAATACAAATAGATTGATTCGTTTTATTTCAAATGGTGGGTTTACCGCATCTACAAGAGTAGAATTAACGCCAATATTAAGTCAAACTATTGACGGTTCAACTTCACCTTATGTTATAAACAAAGAATATGAGGGAATACAAGTTTGGTCTGACGGTGTAGAATGGTTTATCATTCAGAAGAAAGCCTAAACAAAAATGCAAAATATAAATTAATAAACGTTATATAATTATGAAACCAATGGAAATGCTAAAAGAAATCAAAACACTTTTGGGCGTTGAGGAAACTAAAAAAGTTTCTTTGGCTCAAATGAAGTTAGAAAATGGTACTGTTTTAGAAGCAGAATCATTCGAGGCAGGAAAAGAAGTTTTTATTGTAACCGAAGATGATAAAGTTGCTTTACCAGCAGGCTCGTATCAACTAGAGGACGGAATGAAACTAACTGTCGTAGATGAGGGAATTATTGAATCAATCGAAGAAGCCAAAGACGAAGAAGAAGTCGAGGAAGAAGTTGAGGAAGTTGAAGAAGTAGAAGCAGCCGAAGAAGAAAAAGAAGAAATGGGCTATGCTACTAAAGAAGAACTTGCCGAAGTTAAGTCAATGATTGAGGAAATAAAAGCTATGCTTGAACCTAAAGAAGATTTAAGCGAAGAAGTTAAGGAAGAAGTTAAAGAAGACGAAGTATTGAAAGAAGAATTGTCTGCGCCAGCTTCTGAACCTTTGAAACACAATCCCGAATCACAAGAAGAAAAAACATTGAATTTGCACGGACAAAAACGTCCACAAACTACAATGGATAGAGTATTAAACAAAATTATAAACCAATAAAATAAATTTATTATGCCTAAACCAACAATTACAAGTACTTATGCAGGAGAATTTGCAGGGAAATATATCTCGGCTGCCCTATTAAGTGGTGCTACTATCGAAAACGGAGGAATCGAAGTAAAGCCAAACGTAAAGTTTAAAGAAGTAATCAAAACCGTTTCTACAACTGGATTGATTGCCGATGCAACTTGCGACTACACTGATGCAGGAACTGTAACACTTAACGAAAGAGTTATTGAGCCAGAATCTTTTCAAGTAAACCTTACACTGTGTAAGAGCCAATTTCATTCAGATTGGGAAGCAGTATCTATGGGATATTCAGCTTTCGATTCTTTGCCACCTAACTTTAGCGAATTTTTAATTGCTCACGTAGCTGGAAAAGTTGCTGAAAAAACAGAGCAAAACATTTGGAGTGGAGTTGATGCTAACGCAGGAGAATTTGACGGACTTGTTACTTTGGCTACTGCTGATGCTGATGTTGTCGATGTTGCAGGAACTACCGTTGATGCTGCAAACGTAATTAGTGAACTCGGAAAAATAGTTGATTCCATAAATTCTAGCCTCTATGGCAAAGAAGACCTTTACATTTATGTTTCACAAAACATTGCTCGTGCCTATGTACGTGCTTTGGGTGGATTTGCTGCTGCTGGTCTTGGTGCTAACGGTGTAAACGCACAAGGTACTCAATGGTGGAACAACGGAGCATTGTCTTTTGACGGTGTAAAATTGTTTGTTGCTAACGGACTTGCTGACAACACTGCTATGGCAGCTCAAAAATCAAATCTTTTCTTTGGAACTGGACTACTTTCAGACCACAACGAAGTAAAAGTATTGGATATGGGTGACCTTGACGGTTCTGACAATGTTCGTGTAATAATGCGATTTACCGCCTCCGTACAATATGGCGTAGGTGCTGACATCGTACTTTATTCTTAATAATTAATTAACCAATAAAATAGGGTAGGTGGGTTGTTTGCCTACTTACCCTTTTTTTTTAAAACCTTATAAAATATGGCTTGTGTATTAACAACTGGTAGAAAAGTACCTTGCAAATCGGCAGTAGGTGGAATAAAATCCGTTTACTTTGCTGACTTTGGAACTTTGGGTACTGCTACTATTGCTTCGGGAGAGATTACCGCATTTTCGGGAACGCCCGATTGGTTTGAATTTGACGTAAAAGGAAATTCAAGTCTTGAAACTACCGTAAACTCATCAAGAGAAAACGGAACAACTTTCTATACTCAAACTCTTAACTTGACTTTAACTTTCTTGGATAAAGCAACACAAGAGGAATTGAAACTATTGGCTCACGCTAGACCACACGTTGCAGTAGAAGATTACAACGGAAACTTTTTCCTTGTAGGACTTGAACACGGTGCAGAGGTTACTGGTGGAACAGTCGTTACTGGTGCTGCTATGGGAGATTTGAGTGGATTTACATTAACATTCGAGGGACAAGAAACTGCACCCGCTTACTTTGTAACATCAACGGTTATTACTGATGATGCTTCTGCGGTACAGATTGACCCGACTGCTTAATTAGTTTTTATTGATTGAAAAGGCACTCTTTTATAGGGTGCTTTTTTTTTGCATTTATATTAGTACAAAATTGACTATTTATTACGTTATATATATATGAAACATCTTACAACATCAACAGATGCGCAAATAGTTAAAATTATCCCAAGAAGTTATGTATCAAACGCAACTTTAAAATTAAGGGACGATTCAACCAATACAGAAGTTTCTTATTCGGTTACGCCAACAACGGACGGTAATTATTTGGTAATATCAAACTCTTACACACTTGTTGAGGGTAGGTTTTACGATTTGACTTTATTAGACGGAACGGAAGTAATTTACAAAGACAAAGTATTTTGCACAGACCAAACAATAAGCCAGCCAAACAACGACTATTATACGGTAAATAAAGACGTATATAAGTCAGATACATCATTTGACAACGATTATATTATATTATGAATAAAACTATAAAAAAGGCAAAGAATCGTACCTATAATGCGCCTAAAAGCAACTCCGATGTTAGAGTGGTTAATTTAAGTACATATACAAGCCCAAAGATTGTTGAAACTAAAAATAAAAATTGGGTAGCCTATGGTTCAGACAATAACTACTTTCAATATCTTATAGACAGATACAACGGAAGCCCGACAAATAATGCGGTTATAAACGGCATTAGTCAAATGATTTTCGGAAAAGGATTGGATGCAACTGATTCTAACAGAAAACCCGACCAATACGCACAAGCGGTTTCGTTGTTTAAAAAAGATGCGGTACGAAGATTAGCCTATGACCTTAAATTAATGGGACAATGCGCTATTCAAGTAATATATTCAAAAGACAGAACAAAGATTGCACAAGTAGAACATTTGCCAGTTGAAACTTTAAGGGCTGAAAAATGTAACGAAGACGGAAAAATTGAGGCTTATTATTATCATTCTGATTGGGCTAATGCAAAACCAAGCGACAAACCTTTAAGAATCCCTGCGTTTGGTTGTAGTAAAGAAGCTATTGAGATTTTATATGTTAAACCTTACAAAGCTGGGTTTTATTATTATTCCCCAGTAGATTATCAAGGGGGGTTGCAATATAGCGAACTTGAAGAAGAAATATCAAACTATCACTTAAACAATATCCTTAATGGACTTGCGCCAAGTATGTTAATTAACTTTAACAACGGAACGCCAAGTGAAGAAGATAGAAGATTAATCGAACAACGTATTGCACAAAAATTTAGTGGCTCATCAAACGCAGGTAAATTTATACTTGCATTTAACGACAACAAAGATAGTCAAGCGGAAATAACGCCAGTACAATTATCGGATGCGCACAATCAATATCAATTCCTTTCAGACGAAAGTACTAAAAAAATTATGGTTGCTCACAGGGTTGTTTCGCCTATGCTTTTAGGTATTAAAGATTCTAGCGGACTTGGAAACAATGCAGATGAATTAAAAACTGCTACTTTGTTAATGGATAATACAGTCATACGTCCGTTTCAAGACCTTTTAATTGATGCCTTTGATACAATACTTGCTTTTAATAATATAAGCCTTAATTTATACTTTAAAACGCTTCAACCTTTAGAGTTTACAGACCTTGAAAACGTAGAAGATGAAGAAACAAGAGAGGAAGAAACAGGCGTAAAATTATCAAGCCAACAAGAAACAGAAATGTTTGAGGAATTGGAAGAACTTGGAGAAGATGAAAATCTTGACGAATGGGAACTTGTAGATGAAAGACCAGTTGATTACGACCAAGAAGAAGCGTTAGATAAAATGATTGGATTGGCTACAACAGGAACAGCAAGACCAAACGCAAAAAGCAAACAAGACGGAGAAAACCAAGAGGGCGTACAATTTAAAGTACGATACCAATACGCACCTTTAAAGGCTTCAACCAATAGCAGGGAATTTTGTAAAAAAATGGTAGCTGCTAAAAAGATATACCGAAAGGAAGATATTATTTCAATGGATAGCGTTTCTGTAAATTATGGTTGGGCTAAAAAAGGAGAGCAATCAAAAGGATATTCAATTTGGTTTTACAAAGGCGGTGGAGATTGCCACCATTTTTGGATGCGTAAAACATACAAAGCAAAAAACCCCGATGTTAAACCCGATGTAGGAAACCCCAATGCGGAAGTAAGTGTAAACCAAGCAAAAAAGAAAGGATTTACGCCCGAAAAGAACGACAAGAAAGTAGCTCAAAGACCTACTGATATGCCTAACAATGGATTTGTAAATAAATAAAAAAATGGCAGTAGCATTATTCATATCAAGAACGGATTTAGTAAGAAACAGTATTATTGACGGAAACGTAGATACTGACAAATTTATCCAGTTTATTAAGATAGCCCAAGAAATACACGTTCGCAACTATCTAGGAACTGATTTATACAATAGAATTAGTACTGATATTATAAACGATACTTTAACAGGCGATTATTTAACGTTGGTTAATACATACGTTCAACCGATGCTTATACATTTTGCAATGGTTGATTATTTGCCCTTTGCAGCTTATCAATTAAAAAATGGGGGTGTATTAAAACATTCTTCTGAAAATAGCGAAACAGTTGCAAAAGAAGAAATTGATTATCTAGTAAACAAAGAGAGGGAGTTTGCTGATTACTATACAAGACGGTTTATTGATTTTATGTGTTTCAATCAAGAGAAATATCCCGAATACAACTCAAATAGTAATGACGATATAGACCCCTCACAGGATGCAACTTTTAATGGTTGGGTTTTATGAGGTACAAACCAAAAAATAAGAATATAACAAAACTAAAAAAATATCTAAATGATAGCTTGGGGACAAATAATAAACAAAATAAGTTTCGGGGAAATATACGGAAATAGTTGGGTTGGGGAATATCCTTTTATAAATATAGTAGGGGATGTAAACGACTTTGATAAAAGAGTATCTGATGATAGCGGAACAATAGAGGGACATATTTGTCAAGTTAATAACATAAATAATACAGTATCACAATGAGTTTATACGATAAAGCAAGTTTAATACAGATACCGAGTGGATATAAAGCGGGTAAATTATATTCTGTTATTCCTAATAGTGGCGCAGGCGATTTTACAGTAACAGGAGACCCTGAGGGCGAAGCCACAAGAGTAAACCCACAAGGATTGATTGAAAATGTAAGTGCTAACGTGCCACGTTTAGACTATCCTTTTATTGACGGAGAAGTACAAGACTGCCCACATTTACTTTTAGAGCCTCAAAGGACAAATTTAATTTTATATAGTGAAGAATTTTCAGGCTCAAATTGGGTAACTTTAAATACTTTAATAAATTCAGATACTGTTATTTCTCCTAATGGTACAATGACTGCCAATACATTGCAAAGAACTTCAACAAGTGCTTCATATCGTTCTCATAATATTAGCAAGTCAGCAAGTGCAATAACTTATACTACTTCTGCTTTTATAAAAAAAGGCAGTGATGACTATTTCTCAATGAGGGCACAAGGTAGTTACCCGTCAAGAGCTGATTTTAGATTTAGATTTGATACGGAAGAAATTTATTATACACAAGCATTTTCTAATTTTACTATATTAGATTATGGTGTTGAGAATTATTCAAATGGTTGGTATAGGTTGCATTTTACATATACATCAGATACACACACAAATTTGAGTATTACTTTTAGTCCTCGTTCTACCGATGGCAATATAGATAATACAGATACTTCTGATAATTCATTTGCTTATGTGTGGGGCGCACAATTAGAAGCAGGAAGCTACCCAACAAGCTACATACCAACAGTAGCGAGTTCTGTTACAAGAACAATAGATAATGCACACTTGTTGAATCACTCATTATTTACAGACTATCCTTTTACGGTTTATGCAAAGGCTGAGGTAAAAGCAATACCTAACGATTTTTTCTCTCTTGTGGATAACACAAGCTCAGAAAAATACTTACTTTTTCAATTAAGCGGTGCTACACAAATCTCAGTTCATAGAAGAAATTCAATCACAAATGATTCTGATTATTACTATTTTTCTTATTCTATTGGCGATACATTAAAAGTAGCAATATCTTATATAAGCGCAACAGCATATAAATTATATATCAATGGAACTCAAATTGGAAATGTCACAAGTGGCTCGTCGCTTCCATTTGCTTATCCCGATATAATTTTAGGTCAACAAAGGGTTACTTCAGATACAGGAAGAAGAAACCCTATTAGTGAATTTTTGGTATTTAGCGAAGCATTATCCGATTCAGAACTTGAAACATTAACAACTTTATAAAATGAAGCTATTTAAAAAATACGAGTTTAACTCAAAGGAACAAGCAGAAGAAAAAATCAAGGATTTAGGCACTTCGTTTGACGAATTAACAGAACAAGAATACGCAGACCATAATCACGCTATTGTAAAGTTGGGATATTTGACAATCCAAGAGGGTGTATATGAAGCAGATGAGAAAGGAGAGCTTATCGAAGTTGAAGCTCCTGTACTTTCTGATAAATATTCGGTAGATGTTCTTTGGGATAATTTAGACGAATCTCCTTATGGTTGGAAGTCTTATGAAATTGAGGTTGAGGGTAACGGTTCGCATACGTTTTACGGATATAATTTTTAACAATGGACTTTACTGACTTGAAAATATACGGAATTAACTTTGGAGCGTTTGCAATTTCTTTGGCTGATATTGATGTAATATTGAAACTTACCCTGTTAGGTGTTTCTATTGGCTATACAATACAGAAATGGTATATGTTAAATGACAAGAATAAGTAAACATATAAGCTACAAAGAGGCTACTCGCTCAATTACTGCTATACGTTTAGGAATTGACAACAAACCTTTTGAATATGAATTAGGCAATATGAAAGCAGTTGCTGAAAACATATTTGAACCTTTGCGTAAATGGGTTGGCGGTGCAATTAAAGTTACTTCTTTTTTTAGGTCTGAAAAATTAAACCAAGCTATTGGCGGTTCTGTTTCTTCGCAACATTGTCAAGGTAGAGCGATAGATATTGACGACATTTACGGACATAAAACAAATGCCGAAATGTTTAACTATATAAAAGACAACCTTGATTTTGATACTATCATTTGGGAGTTTGGAACAGATGACAATCCCGATTGGATTCACGTTTCGTATGTGAGTAATGAACGAAACAGAGGGCGAGTTTTAAAGGCTATCAAAGAAAATGGCAAAACTAAATATCTAAACTATGAATAAGATTATACAATGGCTTACAGGCGGTGTAATTAAAGAGGTTGGTTCTGTTATAGACAAACTTACTACAACTGATGAAGAACGCTTAGAAGCTAAACAAAAGATACAAGAAATTTTAGAGAAAGCTGATAGCGAAGCACAGGAGCAAGTTACAAAGCGTTGGAAAGCTGATATGAACTCTGATAGCTTTTTAAGCAAGAACATTCGCCCTATGGTGCTTATATACCTTACTACGGTGTTTACTATACTTGCTTTTTTTGACGGTAATATTGGACAGTTTAAAGTACAGGAACAATATATACCTATTATTCAAAGTTTACTTATAACTGTTTACGGTGCTTATTTTGTAGGTAGAACTTGGGAAAAAATTAAAAGATAATGAAGAAAAGTATATCTATTGCAATAATAGACAAACCAAAAAAGAAGCGTAAAGGCGTACATTCAAAAAACGCTTCTAAAGGTCAAAATTCGTTTAAGAAAAAATATAAAGGACAAGGAAGATGAAAGAATTACTAAAGATTGAACTGGAAGAAGCTAAACAATTATTAGCTACAATTAAAGCAATAGTAAAAAAAGACAAAAGATATAAAAAAGGTCAATCAACAGAATTAGAATCATATTCCGATTATCCTAAAGCAGTACGCAACAACGCAAAAAGAGGTTTAGAGTTAAACGAAAAAGTAAACAATAAATGCGCTACCCAAGTAGGAAAAATAAGAGCGCAACAACTTGCACAAGGCAAACCGATTTCAAAAGCTACTATTACTAGAATGGTATCATATCTATCAAGAGCCGAAACGTACTATGACCCAAACGATACAAAGGCTTGTGGTACTATATCTTATTTATTATGGGGTGGGTTAGCTGCTAAAAGGTGGGCTATATCCAAACTAAAAGAGTTGGACGGTCAATAAGTTGTTAATAACATACTTGACTTTTTAAAAAAAAACACCGAACTTTGGTGGGTAAGTGGGATATAAAGTGTTACTTATTTATAAGAATGTATTTAAATATATTTCTAAATATGTATATATATATATTTATTCTAATAATTATCTAAAAAACAATATATGAATACAAAAATTGATAGAATACTAAATTTTAAAACAATATCTATAAAACAAAAAATAGATAGATTGTTGGAAATGGATGCAAATAATTATACAAATTTGGGTATTGATTCCACAAAGACACAAAGAGAAGAAGTCAAAAAAGAATCAAGGTTTATATATAGAGC